ATGGATGCGATTAAGGCCACCGAAGAACACGGCAGCGAATTTGTATTCGCATTCGACGCAACCACACCAGTACGCTGCAATAAAATTCCAGCCAAAATCTGGAAGGAGGCGCTCAAAAAACTCGGCAAAAGACCGCGCCCCATGTACAACATGCGCCACACCTATGCCACCTACTGCCTAATGAACAACCTGCACGCAGCGTACATTGCCAGGCAGCTAGGCCACTCCCAGGAAGAGTTCTTTAAAACATACGCAACATGGATCAACAACCAGCTGGACAGCGTGCAAATTGAAACTATTGAAAAAGCACGAACTAAACTAAAAGACAAAACGAGATGAAAGTACTAATAAAGATGATTTTGAGATTGTACGATCCGGTTGTTTTGAACACAACGATAAGATCATGCCTAAAGAGATTGATACACTTGAATAAATTAACTTTCACAATTTGGGTTTAAGGATTCCACCAGATATCGAGCCGTTTTTTTGGAAAACGGTTAAATTGGTTGAAACTATGATTACAAGTCATTCACTTAACGACGTTCATCTTTCTATCACATTGCAGCAATTCAATGTATGCAAAAAGTCCGAAAAGAAGTTGAAAATTTAAAAACATTGATTCGAAGTTTAAAAACCATTTAATTCAATATCCCAAAGCTTAAACTCACAAGAAATCGAGGAGCAGACGATAGGTCTACGGTGTTTTGCTTTGAGATGGTTAGCCACTTCAAACCATTTAAGTCCAGCGTAAATCAACTCTCCATTTTCACGCCCCATATGGCAAATATACTGCTCGAATCCTGAATCCTTAGCTTTTTCACTCACAAGATCTTGAATAGTATTGACCGCACGGTTTACGCAATATTCCGTAAGGCTTCTATTTAGAAAATGCATTTTGGAAATAGCTTAAATATATCCATTTATTATTGAAGAAAGATCTAGTGATTGATCGGGGAAAAGCCTAGCTATGGGAACTTTCATATCAATAAGATCTTGATAAGAATAGTGCACTCTAAAGCTCACAGACTTATCCTTTCAAACTATCGTTGTCATCGCAGGTTAAACCACCTGAAAAACAATTTCTTCCATCTTTACTGTAGTGAAGATCAAGGAATAACTTGCTTAAATTTAGAATATTAAATGATATACGATTTAACGAACCACGAACATCATGGTTTAAAATATAATCGTTCGGTTTTGAAACTGATCTTAGACACCAGTAATTTATATAGTTTTTATATCTCCAATATTCTTTAATAATTTGATCGTAAATACTTTCCAAATGTAAATAGTCAGACAAAGAACTTTTTGCTCGAACAAACGATTCAAACTCTTGGCAGCTTAGGTTACCTCCATATCGCCCAACACCTTTCACATTTCGAAATACTAGCAAACTCAAAAAATCACTCTAGAAAATATAATATTCAAATAAATTAATACGTCTTAGTGAAGTTATTTTAATAAAATGGATACATCATTTAGGCCATTATTTATTTCCGCATGAATACAAATCACAAAAAATAGAGCAGAACATCGACATTATTTAGTACACCTTTCATCCCAGGTTTCCATTACAAATAGAGCCATTGTATGCGCAGAATTAACTGTCAACCGAGCATGTCGAGACTTTAATTTATATATCGTCCGACCTTGTCCGTGAGCTGAACTCGCCTGCGCTCTAAAAGCTCCAATTCCATCTACAACTGACAACAATCCGCTTAGTATCTTTTTGAGATCGTCGTCAGCGATTTCTTTGGAGTTAAAACCAATGTGTTCACGTACAATTTTCCATACACTCGACAAATCTTGTTTGTTAGGTATTTCGAGCCTTTCATCTTGAATGTACACTTTAAAAACAGACTCTAAGATGTTGCAAGCAGCCGACACAGCTTCTCTGGGATTACTATTTAGCGTGTTTATTGCGCGATTGAATTCAGCATCAATTGCAGGTATTTCTCTATCCCGGATTAATTCTTTGAGAGTTTTACTCGGGATAGAATTGCCGTCTGAAATATGTCCACCAACGATTTAAGTAAGACCGCATCGCTCCAGCACTTTGTTTGACTTATTTTTAAATTCCAATTTCGAATTAGGCAGCTCGCTTCCAAGAAAATCGACTTCCAACTCATTCTCTATCGGTAACTCCATATATTGCTCAATTAGCTTACCCAAAATCTTGAGAGGAAATTTTGATTCTTTATTGATTCGTTTGAGCCATACTTGAGTTTTTTACAGGTTTAGATCCTTCTGGTGGATCACCCGGTGCGTCAGCAAAAAAGAACAGACTATCCAGTGTGGCGTGAGATTCAAAGTTAGGTAGTTGTTCAGATAAAACACCAATGATCGGTGTCGGAATTTCTTTTTTCATTCTTTAAAAACCCCGCCCTACATGCGACTAGCGCTGCATTGATGGCTTCAGTTAAATTCCTTTCTGCGATTCATTGATTATTTTTTGCAAATCGCTAGTAAATTCAATTAATTTTTTTATAGCATCACTCACTATTGCAGCAGAGAGAACAATTTTTTCGCCTTCTTTTGTATATCCATTTCTGTGAGCTATATCATGCCGAAGATTTGTTAAGTGAACCAACTCATCTATATTTATTTTTATTTTAGCATTAAGTATTGACTCTAAAACTTTTACAACTTTTGGAATATTATGATAGAGGATATTGGATAACTCTTTGACAGCTAATTCTTTAGCATTTACTTCTCCTTCAGCGAGAGCATCTAAGGAATACCTCGCTTTCTTCAGCTCCTCCACTTTTGCAATGGCATTCTTAAAGAAGGTGTCAGATTCAGTAATTAACGATTTTGCAGTATCACTTAAGTATGTCTCCAACAAAGTAACCGCATAAGTAAATGACATTTTATAAATGATTTGAGGAAATTCCATATTCTTAACTTTGACAATTTTTTCTAGCGCATCCAACTGATCAATTAAGCTTTTGTGTATTTTAGAGGAGCCCATTTTCCTTAACCACAAGTACTCCGCTTCAAAATTCTCTTTTTCCTCAAGATACTCTCTTAAATTATCATAAGCGCTAGCCATGCTTTGATATTCTTCTGAGTCTTGACTAGCATTCTTATTGTTGAGCCTTTCTCGAATCCATTTATCAGCTTGTTCGGCTCTTATCTCCATCAAATAATCTTTCGTACTACTCAATATCTTCCCCTCCTGCCACTCAATCAAATCAGGGTCGGCCTTTTAGCAATTGTTTCCAACAAACAACTCCCAGCTGGACTAATAGCACACAATAAACTTACACAAATGTTCTAACTAAGCAAAAAAATTAATCATCAGATTTATAATCTGTTTCCAGGGTGTCAGGATCAAGTCTAGTTGAAAGTCCATCATACACTTCACCTATAAAATCTTGGGTATCCTGTATCACTTGATTAAGATTATCAAAACGCCTCTCGATCCAATCAAAAACATCTTCTATAACTTTTTTTTGATGGTTTCTTGCGATTTATCCATGCAATTAAGTATGTCATTAATAGTTACTGCAACCAATTCCCCATTAACCGTGACCGGCTCCCCTCCAGCTGTAACAATGTGAGTTTTTCTCATAATTTCAGCCCTCTATTTTCACCACTTTGAACAAGTTATACCGTCGGCCCATAAATACGAAAAAAATACTCTTTTTACTCGAAAATTGTATTTGCAAAAAAATAACTGTAGTTATCATGATAGTCTGAAGATGCTTTTACCCGAGTTTTCTTTCGAGGTCCGAAGCCATTGATAACAAATAGAAGCCACAAACAAACGATGTGTAATACCAAGCACTTTCCAACACTTCAAGAAATGGCAATGATTTTCCAAAAACACCGAGAAATCCAAAAGTTAAAAAAACAACTGATAAAACAAACAAAGCTGTAAGATTTGTATATAGGTGTATATTAATTAACACTCCGTGCAATACCAGACCAATAAACCCAATGGTTCCCACACTCAAAAGAAAGACTAGTAAAAATTGGAATGTCTGAGCTCCGACTGAAGCTTGTTCATTTATACTTATTCCGTAAATTGAAATGTTAGATTGGACTAAATACGCTGCGATCAACATCGGTAGAATCACCACTTTGCTCAACTCACGAAGCAATTTAACTTCCGCTATCTTAGGCAATACTTCGATCATTCAAACTTCCTTATATTGGCATGTCAACCACGAAAAAGACGACAATCAGCTATTAAAATGCGTCATAGGGACAAGTATTTTGGATGAGTACCCCGTAAAATTAACGCGAAAGGTGGGACTAGTCAACGTTTTGAAACCAACCACCACATCAACGAATGGAACAACGTTCGAGCCATAAACACACAGGCACTTTCAAATATATTCGCTAGACCTTAAAAAGGTCTAGCGAATATCAAGAAGCAGGGAAGTATAGAGCGGAATAATTTTTCACCTCACGTGAGACATGTCGCACACCGATTCAAGCGACTATCCTCTTGGCCCAACCAGCGGAAACTGGAAAACCACAATGGGGCTTGATTATTTTTTCATGACCTGAGTTGAGGTAGAGCTAGCCCCGGCTTTTTTATGGCTTCACATCAGATTTCGGTATCCTATGCATAGTGAGAGGTCTTCGTCCACACTCACGACATTTAACCTTTCCTTTATCCGGATCACAGGAAACCTCGCGCCTAAGCGCCGCAGCAATATCGCTTTATCTAATTTCATATCGACTACCACAACTGCAGTACGCCAAAAACAGCTCGCAGACAGGCTGATTAGCCAAATTATCCTAGATCAATACCTGCTCCAGTTTTCTCTTAAAATCCATTAAAAGAGCAAAAAAGATTCAAATAAAAAGGATGTGAAAAATAACGTTTTACGACAGGAGTGCGACAAAAACAAAGCTTGAACCAGCTAAGCGATTGAGACTAAAGAAAAAGAGATGGTGCGGTCGGAGAGACTTGAACTCAATCCACACCCTATAAAACCCCTCTTTACCGCCTAAGTGATTGATTTTATTAGACCACCTTGGCGTTGAACGGCGGCGATTATACATAGATGCGGCAGAAAATGCGACAGGAATTGAATTTTTTATTATAGATTTTACCTATCAATGTCCGATTTTACAGAATATTTAAAATCTAGCTGTCACATCAGCTATTTCTCTTGGCGAAATAACCTCAATTGTGGAGTCAAGTCCCCTGGAGTATATTTTTTCACCTACAAAAGATGCAGATTTTTGGGGTGGCACAGTAATTATTATAATTCCGTAACCGAAATAATCGTGGTAATCGAAATTAGTCAAAACGCAACTTTTCAATGGCTCTGAAAGCTCCGATTTGGATATTTCATTTTTCCAGTAAGCAAGATATTGTTCCACCGTTTTCCCTAGCACTTTGGCCTCCCGTGCAATTCCTACGACGTGACGCCGGCCTACTTTTTTAGTTTTGACTTCATCCAGCTTCGTTATGCGCGACGCATCAGCATCTTTGTCGGCAACCCCTATGACTAACTTGCCGGAGGAGTTAGGTCCAATGTTACTAATCCCACACAAAGTGGTGATAACTTTTCTAACTAGCTCCTTATCTATGCTTCTATTATCTTCCTGCAATGTGAGCATCCCTTGTTTTAATTCGTAATTTGGCAACTCAGCTTCAGACCTTCTTATGACCTCATCTATATCGAGAATAGAATGACTGCCATATATGTGGCTAGTATTTTTAGCCTTAATAAAACTTTGGCTCACGACACCTTTTATCGTGTTAATGTTTTTCCTACGATCTTCCGGTGAACTCGCTCCACGACCCTGATTTAATCTGTCCACTACGTTTTCAAGTGCTTTTTTGACACCAACATAATCAGAAATGATGAGTTTTTGTGAAACAAATAGTTCATGAAAAGCTATGTGGAGGGCTGCATAAACCGCGGGAAAAGGGTTGGTACTAGCTTTCTTGAACAATATGTCGCGCAACTTCTCATGCTCACCAGCTTGTGAAACCTTTTCCAATTCATCGATACAATATTTAAATTCTTCCGCAAACTTATCCTCTCCATAATAATCCAATGCATTCAATATACGCTGATACTCACTGGTTGAGCTATCGTATATTTTATCTAATGCGTCTTTTGATCGGGTTATTAACTGACCACCTAAAATGCTGGCAGCTATATCTGCGATACACTGCTCGTCCATACTGTCCCTTAAATCTGTGGATCTTAGAATTCCTTGCCTAACCCAAAAAACCTCTTCAGCTCTAACTCCATACCCATGCTTTGTCAAAGGTAGATCAATACTCACTGATGGCATCTTAGGAAGTTCTATGACCTCATCAGAAGTATCTCCGCGTAAACTACATGCCAACTTTCTAATTAAATCAGAAAAATCATTTTGTATTCCGGCCTGCCTTCTTTCTTGATCGCTCAATCGGTGGCCGTAAGTATTAATCCTATCAAACACGTCGTTTATTTCGTCTTCGGATGCCCCTCGCATCGTTGTGATAGATAACGGATAATCCAGAATAGTGCTGACTTGAGCTTGACTCAAGACAGCTCCACCTTTCTGCATGTCAAAGACTCCTTTTTCGCCATATTCTTTTGCTGTAGGAAACTTATCCAAATCAAAAAACAAATTTTCAAATACCGAAAAAGCAGTTTCAATATATGAAAAAATTGCATGTAGCCTTTGAAGTCCATCAATAATTTCGTACGAGGCAGAACCGACCTCCCTTTCAGCAACTAAAATGGCTGGGATCGGGTATTTCTTCAATATCGATTCAATTAGCTTTTGTTTTTCTTCGAGCGTCCAAACAAGTTTACGCTGATAACGTCGATTAACGAAAAGTCGCGTATCTCTATACCAAGTGTAAACAGACAAGATCGGTGTTGTTTGCGAGTTTAAATCTGCCATTTAGAGTATCTCCCTTGACGGTATCTTTTAATCTTAACGTAACTCTAAAAAATTTCGAATTTTAAAGTCGGTTTACTCCCCGCTCTTCCAGACACATCATCAAAACAACCTATTTGGCATAAATATCATTTACCAGCCAAACTTATTCCGACAATTCCTCCGTCAACAATAATCCGCGAACCTCCATCATCCCTTTTCCAAAACTAAAAATATTTTATTCTTCTCTGACTCTAAAAGGTTATTAAGAAGATCTATAACATCAAATAAACGTGTTGACCCGCCCATTGTGGGCGGGTATACTGCGAATCAACAGCTAGGCAATCCGCCAGGCTAAAAAACTGGGAGAACCCAATGATCACAGAAGCTCAACAAGCCACTATTAATGAAGCGCTAAATATCTTGCATAACACCCTAATCCGGGGCGTTGAATTCAATAATTCCACCACTGTAAAAGATTTCCTTGCTTTAGAACTTGCCCTCTTACAACAGGAAGTATTTGCCGTTCTATTCCTTGATTCACAGCACCGCTTAATAAGTTTCGAAAAAATGTTTTTCGGCACAATAAATGCCGCCGCTGTTTATCCTCGCGAGGTTGTCCGCAAGGCGCTGGAGCTTAATGCGGCGGCTGTAATTTTTGGCCACAACCACCCTAGCGGAAACTCAGAACCCTCACGTGCTGACATTGCAATTACTCGCAATCTCACCACCATTTTAAACATCATTGACGTACAGGTGCTGGACCACGTAGTGGTTTCCCCGATAGACCAAACCAGTATGTCAGAAAGCGGGCTTATTTAAGCCCGCCAGGAGGCCACTTATGTCTATTGATTCCCCCAAGTACACTACGAGCACAACCAATGAAACACTTGCCAGCTTTGCAAAGCTCGCGTGCTGTAAGCCTTGGTTTGATGACGAGTACCAACCGCCAACACGCGACGAACTGGTTAGTTTATTTGAGCTGGCGGGTTGGAAAACCAAAAAGATTGCTCAAATGCTTGGTGTTCACTATACCAGTGAGAAAGGCAGCGCGACCGTTAGGCGCTGGAGAAATGACGAAAAGCACCCCATCCCTTACTCGGCTTGGCGGCTTGCGCTTATTTACGCGGGCGTTGTCGACCCAAATGAGGATTTAAAGCAATGGAATGAGAATGAATTTTCAAGAATTGATTGACGCGCAATGCTAGTCCATTCGCTCCAACTGCAACCAAGATCCAGCCCGCAATACAAGCGTGCCGCTTGCTGACTCGCGTCTAAACTGTGCCTGTAATGTAATATCACTTCCAGCCTTGATATAGCCCTGCAAATACAAACGGCCTCCGGTAGCTACCGCTGAGGCCGGACACACCCATTGAGGGAAAGACCCGCTCCCGGGGACCACTACATCGGTGCCTCCGATATTTGTGAATCGAGCAAGCGAATCCCCTCCTGACGAGACCAAATTAGAGAAACGCAGAACAAATCCAGAATCAGAGGCGGAATAAGAAATAAACGCACTGTACCTGTAAAATTTTGAAGCCTTCACCGGATAAATATTATCGAAATCGGTAATCGCTACCGGCGTATCAGACGCTGTCGATCGATCAGCGGACAAAAATAAAGGCGGCGTGGCCGGCAACCAATTTATACCGGATTTTTCTTCCAGTTGACGGGCTGAACGATTGAGCCGCATGAAACCGTCCGGCACGTTTGTGTCACCGTCAAAATTCATTTTTCCAATGTGATCAAACCTATCTCCTAGCTTTACCGGGAGAGACGTTTTTAAAAAATCTAATACACTAAAATCAGACCAATTCACCATAACTAAACTCCGCTAAGCCGCAGCGATATAGCCGCGTGCACTCCAATAAAAATCAAGATTAATACGCGCCCCAACTTCATCAAACCACAATATTTCAAATTCGGTTGGATTTGGCACATCAGTAAAAACCAGACGATATGTTGCGTTTTCATTTCCGATTGGTGTGATGTTAATTGCCACAATGTCCACGAAGGACTTATTAAATGAAATACTAGTGCCGGAAGCATCGGCAGCATAACCGGTTGCACGCCCGCCATCGGTTTGTTCTTTTAACGTGAGATTCGTTTCGATATCAGAAACCAAAACATAATCATTCAATCCACCGTCCGCTGCCCACTCAACCGTAATACGCACGTATTGAAAATTTGTTGCATGTGTTTGTGTGGCTTCTGCAAGCGTGTAGCTCACACCATCCGTAGAATATTCAATAGAAACAGTTGTGCTGACACCACCGAAAACCTGCTGCGACACATTCACCGTGATAAGCGACTGCCCTAGAATAGCGCCCAGATCATAAACTTTTTGGTATTCGGCAGAAGTCACACCAGGCAATAAAAAAGCGTCCATACCCGCATCAACTTCATCTTGCATGGTGTCGTAGCCATTTGAAGCGTACTCTGCCCAAGTCTCGGTAGGATCCACCAAACCTATGAGCACATCACTGTCGATCAGGCAATTTGTTTTTACGCCATCAAAGCCTGCTTCGCTCTCACGGAATGAATTAAACAAAGTAAAATCAGGGGGATCACCAAGACGCCGAGTCACAATGCTTTCTGGCCCTGCATTATTCGCTGTATCGCGAGCCACGATCCAAAAATGGTAAAGGCCGCCTTGATTCACTTGTTTGAGGGTAAATGAACTGGAGCCAGCCTTGTCTTGAAATTTAGTAGCGGTCGCAAACGTATCCCCTTCACCACCGATAAAAAACTCATAGCGATCGACCGGCAAAGAACCTAGCGCTGCGTTGTAAGTAAACTCCACATAATTATCAATAACATTGGCAGTAATCGAAACCACCCCAGGAACAACGACATTGACCGGGGCATCAACACCAACACTGGACACATTCACTGTATCGACTGCGTGTACTGTAAAAATACGTGAACCAAGAAACTCCACTTTCGCGGTAAATTCGTTTGCATCCACTTCAGCAATGAGAGCTCCTTCATGGCGAATTTCATAGTAAGCAATCGGGAAGCTTCCTTCGATACCGGTGAACGAAAGTCGAAAGTTTTCTCCAATAAAACTCACCTGCATATCGTCGACTGAAGGAGGGATGATCGTTAGGCCGGCGCTCACCTCATTACTTGGGCGATTGCCGGTGTCAAAGTCCACGCACCAAAAGGTATAAGTTCCCGCGGCTAAAGTATCCAGCAAGTAGCTGTCGCCAGCGAGCCTGGCCACTTCGGTCGCGGTAGAGAAAGTTTCACCCACGAAAAACGCTGTTTCTTTGTAATCAACATCGATCGCCGGATTCTTTTTCAGCAACACGCCTGAGTCCCTTCGAATGGTTGCAGCAAAGCCAGTAGGAGTAGCAGGTGGCGCGGTTTTGCCGAGTACCTCATAAGGATCACTTTCGACCCAAACACTTCGCCGGCCTGTCTGGCTCACCGTTCGCACTCGCATTGCGACACTTAACCCCTCGCGCACATCACGCAAAGTAAACAAAGGCTCAGAGTCAACCTGTCCTGGCTGCCATGCTTCATCGTCCGTCAGCTTATATTGAAACTGAATCAAGGTCGCTCGGGGATCAGCAGAGGGCGTGCAAGACGCGTTCACGGCGGACTTAATCGCAACACCATCATTATATAAATACTCGCTCAGCAGCAAGTTTGTGGGCGGTAGAATCGGTCCTTCCGGCAAATCCGTAAAGTCGGGATCGTCAAAATATAAATCCTGTTCAATTCTCGCGTACTTATTAGGGTCGTGTTGCTCCCCTTCAATCGAAAACGTATTGTCGTTTTGGTAATTGGCATTGCGCACGCGAAACAATTGCAAATCCAGGTCGCCTACTGCCTCCAGCATCCACATAGCAAATGACTTAGGAATGGGAGAAAAGTTAGTGCTCGGAATTATGGTGCTTAATTCGAGATTAAAACTTTCCACGTCCACCGTTATCACGGAACCATCCGCTGCAATATATTTCAACGTGTAGTCGTAGTCCGTATTTAAATCGTCTGGAAGCTTATCAACCACCAATCGATTTTCTGTTGCACTTACAACGCGCCCGCTTAAGCGAATGCCTGCAATTAGAGGATCCTGAACAGCAATAATAGAAAACGGTCGCGCGTTGAAATGATCCAGTCCGACAGAAAACTTAACGGTGCGCTTTTCGTTTTGTGAAGTTTCAACTTCCCATTTCCCTGTGCGTCTGGCCAAGCCACGAGAGTCACAACCAAAGGCCACCACGTCCTTTTGTCGCCAACCATATTTTTTAATCGCATCTGCATCCTGGTACGGTTCTATAGTCGCCTTTTCTCCATCGTTTGGGTCATTATAAGAAACCAGCGCAACACTGCAGGAGTCTTTCAAACTAGTGGAACCGTAAGTGAACTTACCATCAATAACGTTAGCCGGACTGGCAATAAAATCTGGATCTGCCGGTGCATCCTGGACAGGAATAACAGCACCACTGCCCCAATACGTCACACCACGAAATGCCGACGACATTTTACGAATCAACGTGAACGCTTCTTCACGTGTTCGGATCTGCACATTGAGAGTAAAACGCGGTTCCATACCGCCAAAACCATCCGGTACTAATTCATCACAGTACTGGGCGATCTGGTACAACCGGCCTTTATCAACCGCAGCGGAACTAATGAATTCACCCAGCCCGTAGCGATCGTTTGTCACCATATCGTAGTAGCACCACGCGGGATTATCTGACCAGGCGTTTTTAAATGTACCGTTCCAAATACCGCTATATTCTCTGGTTTCGGGGTCATAGTTGGACGGTACTTGAATAACACGCCCGAGAATATCGTACTCACGCTTTGGAATTTTATCGCCAAACTGTTCGGCATTAATGTTCACCGCCACTAGCGCACTATCCGGGTAAGTCATTTTTACATCAATAATTTCCGTATAGGTTCCCCAGTACGTTTTATTACTGATAGTGGCATCATCATCAGAGTCGGGATCATTTCTAACGACTCGAATCTGCCAAGGTGCTCCGCCTTCTGGCTTTGGAATACGATAAGCGCGCTCGTAATCTGACGTAGTTTTTCCGCGAATCACATCCGTCACGCACTCTTCCCATCCGCCACCATTTGACTGTCGCTCTATCGTGATCGACACATGATACCCGTGTAAATCCCCGTTCTCAGGGTTTTGCTTTGTGAGAGTCGGCACCACAATTTTCACGCGCACCGCGTCAATATCTTCATCCGTAATCGATCGAGCAACCGGCACGCCTTGTGTAATTTCTTGGTCCACCGCGTGCTCTGCCTCCACACTAGTAAAGCCCGGAATGTAATCCTGCTCAGGAGTGCCAACACGCGTAGCAATGGAAACACCGTCAAAGTTGTAGCTGTCATCATCATTTTGCAACGGTACGCCATCTAGATACACTGAGCGCATACCGTCAACCAGCCCAACAATTTCACCTTCGGACACCAAGTCAATCACATTGGCCACCGCAATACTTTTCAATGTGTTTGGATCCTCTTGAGCTGCCCGTGCAGCACCGCCGCCTGCCTTACCCCCTTTCTCTCCGAATATCATCATACGCACCTTTAAAAAATTGCCGGTAACGACCAGTCAATATCCAGTCGAACATTAATGAGCGACTGCTCTTCAACAGATATGCCTGCTGAAATCACTGCGGATCCAGCACGGCGCACACGACCGTAAATAACTGGCGCACACATTCCCTGCTCCGTGGTGTTAATCCCACCGTTGAACAGTGCAGACAAACTATCGTCCTCTCGTGATTCATAGGCGCTCGCTTCCGGTGTCATGGTTGGCGCACCACCGCCCACCTTTGCGCCGCCAACATCTGGAACAATATGCATGCCGGATGCTTTTCCAAATTGAATTTGGGCCGATTCATTGTCTAAATAATCGCTGTGCCGATCGAGCCGAACACAATACGCGTGGGCAAAATATTCACGGGAAAAGCCCGGTAAAACTCCACACAAAAAACGAATAGCCTCCAAAGGCGACCGCACCGATATTTCAAGAAAGTCATTGTCAATCAATGACTTTAGCCGACCATGTAAGTAAATTTTTTTCATACTTATTTAACCGTCGTGCCTTACCCAGTATCGAATAAATTTTTTCCACATTTGAACAGGCTGCTCACAGCTTGGATATGCCGTACTGAAACCAGAGCGATGCCCTAGTTGATGCAAGATGAGACCACGCCCAACATAAACACCAGCATGATTAATTACCTTTGAACGTATTTGCGCTAAAAAGCAATCACCCTCTCGTACTTCGGCATCATCGATAATGCGAAATTTCTGTGATTTAAAATTCTGTTCATATAGATTAAATTGAGGATCCAGCCACCATTCCCAATCACGCGGAAACTCATCTAGCAGGATGTTTTTTTCAAGCCGATAATAATCACGCACTAACGAGTAGCAGTCCGTCACACCATGTTGAAAAGGTCTACCTTTTAAATCCGGTACCGGCATTTGATCACCCCAAAAAAACGGGTCTCGCGCAACACCTTTTTGCACATGTACGATCCCCCAAGGTACAGCACTAGCAATTTGCCCCTTCATATCGGCACGACTAGGAAAATAATTTCCATCAGGGTGAGAGTGAATAACAGCTTGAATTTTTCCTGCAAACTTTTTCAGTCGATCACGAGAAATGGCAAAACAATTCTCTGGATCCTTTGCTACATTCTTGGTGCGAACGTATTTATCATCGACCACCAAACCACAAGACTCTTTCGGGTAGGAGCTTTCAGCATGCTTTTTCGCAACATTTAATACAGATTTTTTAAACACGATCACGTACCCTTGCGGCACCAGGAAAGCCGCGAAACGGAAGTTGTGAATTAGCGAAGCGAGCCTTGCAGCCGCCCAAATTCAATGAGCATTTATCCTGGGAAGGATCCAGAACAACGTTGTTTTGCAGGTCGTATGCGAGCGCACCAACATACGGACACGTTGCGTCGCTGTAGTCAAACGCCCCATCCACCCATCGGCGATAACGATGAGTGCAGGCCTCTCTCAAGATCTGCCGACGCGGTAGCTTCACGCCACGCACATCAAAGAGCGCGCTTAACCGCCAGGTTATTTGTTCATTGTCCATCGATTGGAGCTGATCGAAGTAAAACACCTCTTCCGGGAATCGCGCGGTAGGATCCGGATTTTTTCCATCATCCAAAAATTGCTCGAACGTTTTAATAATTGTGAGCTTTGCACCGACCAGGTTATTTTTACCGACCAGCGAAGTCACAAACTGTCCCGCAATATTACTCACGGTAAACGTAGGTGATGGAATGTGACCGCTACCATTCCAAGCCAGACCCGTAAGCCGACATGGCACGGGTGCATATGGCTCGCCATCAAAGACCACCGCCTCGCCGCCTAGCGTTCCCGTAGTGAATTTAAAAATATCACCCTCAATTCTGGTGGCATCTATCACGAATAACGTTACTACAGCATCGTAGGCGCTCTGCTGCGCAGTGGACGCAATAATCTCAGACATGAAACACCTTCAAATCAACTACAAATCAAACACACGTTCAAACATGGTCGTTAAAGAGAGCCAGCCAGGCGCAAGGTCCGCCGGGCCGGTATAACCTTTGCAAACCCACTTTCCCTCACTTTCATCCGGCGGCGCCCACAAAAATGCTTCTACACCCTGGTGATCATCTAAAAATGTTTGGAGGTTCAACATATCCTCTGTGCGCAACTCAAAGGTCAACGGCCAACTGTTCAGCCTGTTATTAATTCCATCTTTGCCCCGCTGGCTATAGCCGTCACCAAACGAGGAAGTTAACGTGCGAAATTGCACGTCTGGTCGCGCACCATACTTGGGTAAGTAGTTGGGAAAATTTCGCATCGTTAAGTCCTGTATGTTCCATCTAACAAGCCACCGGGCGCCTGCTGAGCATAAAGCTCGTCTCGCACAATGCTTCGAATCGTTTGATCAATCGTGATATGCAGTCCATCAGCACGCTGCTCATGGCGCACGTTGTTTTCCACACCTGGTGCGGCATTGATATTCACCACCACTCCAGAGGATCGTCGCTCGTTTTGCAGAAAGTCCGTGAGGTCTCGGTTTTGGCGAGGGCTTACAACACGCTCGCCTTTATCGAGTAGGTAGGTCGATTCTTTTGGTACATTTTCAAGGCCGCCATGAGCGATACCTGCAACTTCTGCACCGTAGGTTGCACCCAGCGCAACAATACCTGCAGCGGCACCAGCGCCTAGAAATGGACCGACATAAGGAATTGAAGAAAGTGACTTATATGCGCCCATTGCCGCATCATATGTATTGATCGCAATACGCTTGAGGCTTTCGCGTTTTTCTTTATCAAGGAGGGTTTTACCAATTTGGATGGCGACACGTGCGCGTGCAGCCTCTTTGGTATTCAGTCCGTCATAGTACCGATCCGCAATATCCAGCATAGTGCCAAACCCTTCGCGAGAAGTGTTTAGCATCTTTTCCTTTTTTTCTTCGTCGAGCTGCTCGGAGAGCTTATTGAATCGCTCTTGAGAAATTAAATTATCTTCTAGCGCCTGGTTTAGCATTTCTTGTCGGCGTGTATAAGACTCCTGAATACGACTCTCTTCGTCCATTAGCGACACTTCGAGCGATTCCACGTTACGAAGTCGCTTTTGTCGCTCTGCCTCTTCAAGCTCAATTTGCTTGAGCTCATCAGCCATCGCAAGACGCATGGATTTTTCTGCTTCTATTTGCTCGGCTTTAACTTGTTGAAGCTCTTTAACTTTGGCAATTTCATCTTTAAGGCTGACGACGTTTCCTGATTTACCGCCGGTTCCAGAAGAGGAATCTAACCCTGACTGCAACTTCGCAAGTTTTTCCTCTCGTATTTTGGATTGTTCGTAATAGTCATCACGCAGCTTAAGCTGCTCTTTTAACTGCTCTTCTGTCTGGCGAATTTGCAGTGCAAAACCACCGCTTTCGCCACCGTAAGCTTTGTACCAGAAACTATCTTTATCGGGTGCAGACGCCTTTAGCTCTTCGAGTTTTTCCCTGAGAGAAACAATATTTCCCTCTATTCGGCCAATGTCATCCGAAGCAGGTCCATTCGTCCACGCTGCAAACTCCTCTGCCAAAAAGCGCGTAATATTGACAGTGGAGGAAATAGCTTTTGCAGTTGCGGTAAAGCCTTTAATCATTGCGGTGGTAACTGTTTGAACGGAACCTATAAACTGCGGATCCTGCAACAACGTGGTCAGCTCTTCGATACTGACCTTTACCTGCGTAAGGCCTCCTGTGTCCGCTTCCAATAAATCACCAGCGGCATTTTGTAAACTCCGTAACGCTCCGCCAAACGTCTCACGTGCTGCCCTGGCAGAGCCACCAAATTGCGTTTCAAGCTCATTCAGAATAATGGTTTGGGCTTTAGCAAGATCCCCACTCTCAACTAGTGATTTAATCACCGCTTTCTGATCGTCGCTAAATTGAATACCCGCACGTGACAACGCACTTAAATTTTTAATCGGATCATTTAATGCTTTGCCCAGCTGAACGGTGGCGCTGGATAAGTCCATATCCATACGAACCGCAAGATCGCCTGCAAGCTCCGTGGTGCGCTTAAAGTTCTCACCTAGGATATTGGTAAACGTCACAAGCTTAGATTGCGCCTTGATGACCTCCTCATCGCCAAAGGTGGTCACCTTTTGTAAATCCGCCGCGTGCTTTGTGAGCTCTTCGAATGATAAGCCAACCCGATTATTGGTGGTTATCAAGCCCTGCTGCAGCTGGCGCATTGCCGCTTCCTGCACAGAAGTTGCCTCTGTCACAGAGCGTATAAACTTCGTAACACCGATAGTAGCCAACACACCGCCGACGATACTTTTTGTACGCCGTCCCCAGGCTTGTGTATCGGCAACATTTTGATCTAAAGACCGGCGCATGGAAGCCGAGTCAACCTTGAGCTCGGTTAACAATGTCTGGAGTTTCTTCTGCATGGAAAGACCTAATGAGACAATATAGTTTTTGCGTTTTGCACAAGCCGTTGCACATATGCTTGCTGGCCAGTTTCATCCAGCAATTCAAACTGTAGTTGTGTAAGAGTGGCGTATGTAGCGTAGTGACTTCGCTCTTCAAGACTCAACGAGCTAAATTCAACCTCAGATAGTTGACCGTCACGGTAAGCGTCTGGATACCGGAAGTGATTCATACCGATACCAGGCTTAAGTGCAGCATTAGAACCCACGATATGAAAAAGTGCATGGGATAACAGCTTATCCATCCCGGCAAAATCCCAAGGATTCTGCCGATATACTTCCTGCCACACTGGGAACTCCTCTGCCGGGACAAGATGCCCAACTTGCCAAATTGGGCAGCGAAACAAGATGGCAAGCCTAACTTTTAATTGAAATGCGGCATCCTGCCTTAATCTTTTTTTGCGTCTTTCTCACCGCCTTCGACAGCGCAGCCATTAATTCGCAACCCCGCGCGATACAGCTGAATAATCTCTGGAACTCCAAGCACTGACTTGAGCTGCTCCAAATCCTCGATGCTGTGCTCATAACCCAATGGATGAAGTAGATAAAGTACAGCTACCTCAATCGGTTTCCCTTCAATTTTCTTTGCAATGTCATTTTCCCAGTCGTGTAGAGAAAACCGGTGCACAGGAATTTTTTTAGAAATACCGTCAATCGATACTTCTTCCGGTTTTAACTTTATGCCTTTTAATGCGCTTATCATTTGTAGCCCTCTACCTATAAAACGTAAATATTGAGACGAACATTTATTTTCTGAAACGGCTAGGCAGTTATAGCCCATTCAGGATCGCCAGACTGCTTGCCAAAGACTTCCATTTTTAGCTGAGCATTACCTTCCGGCTCACTCATCATTCGCCCCAACATGGCAACAATGAAAGTGGCCTCATCCCCAGTCGGGTAAGTCACCTTCATTTTCATGTTTTTACCCGCGTCCACTTCGTCAAGAAAATCAGAATATGCCGCTAATCCTGGTTGGTGGTTGAATGTGAACTGCTTGTCGGGTGGTGTTTTTAAACCCGCAATAAATTCACGAGCAACTGCACGAATGGGTGTGGTTTCAACTGGCTCACCTTGTGACCCCACCTGACCGATATTTAAACCATTCGGTAGCTCGATATACGTATCTGGCGTATCGGGATCTTCATAAAATAATTTACTGCCCGCACCCAACATTGGAATTAACGATAAAGCCATAACTCTTTCCTCTTATGAAAAATAAATTAAATCAAACAACAAAAACAGCGAGTTCATTTCCCCGCTGTCATCGTCGCCATATTTAAAGCCGGAAGGGGTAATATTGAGGTTTGCACTTTTGAGCAGCGACTCTGCTGGCTCGCTCCAATCATCCAACTCATCATCATCGTTTTTAATCACACTGTGAAACCCCACCACCAGCGTTGCAGTGGTCGTCGATTGCACCCCTTCATGAATCGTTTCCCCTTCGTCAATATTCACGCTGATGGCTTCGGGAATATCGGTAAGATCCACAACGCGCGAGCTCCTAACCGGCTGACTAAATTGTGTTTCAAGAATTTGAATGATTTGATTGCGTAATGCTTTGCGAATAGCTGACATTATTTTGCCCTGTATTTTCTGTATCGATATTGAAGATCACGCTTTAATAGCAGAGGAAAGTCGTCACGCATTTTTTGCCGACTAAAAAACTCAAGAGCGCGTTCATATTCTTTTTCGATCGGAATTTTGATGACCTCTAGCGGATAGCGGCCCTTACCTAAACGTTTCAACACCTGAAACCGGCCAGACTTTCTCAGTACGTTAATGAAAGCTCCATCGTACTGCCGACCCGCGACCCGAACGCCACGTTTATTGGTGCCTCGCCTCGCCCCTTTCAAAAGTTGTTTTGTTTTTAAAAGTGACACCACTGGTATTGCTTGAGCATAACCGTAGATTTTTGCGCGTTGCTTTCTGGATGTTGCACGTGAAACAAAAGTTTTTTTGCGAATGAATTTCTGCGGTACCTTGGTTTCCTGTGACACATAACGAACTACTTTTGGAATAACCGAGCGAGCAGTTTTATTTAACGCTGACGCGGTTGCGCGCGGTGTTTCCACTCCAGCAATTTTATTCAGCTTTTTCTGGTAGCGTTTTATTTGCCGCTCGATCGGTTCAGTCATGACGGTAACTTTTGCAGAATAACCACAATGGAAACACCATCGGTTGTTAATTTTCGACGCACAAAGAAGTTACCTGATGAACAAAAGAATTCATCCCCTTTGAACGCCTGCTCAATTTCGGACGCCAAAAACGAACCGGTAATAACGTTCTGTACACTTACACCGTCCTCACTCATTACATCCACATCGAAATCAATAATTCCTGTGGCCGTCTCACGCACAACGGAACCATCACTGCGCTTGTAAACACCGGTTTCCCCACCTAGCAAAGAATGACATAGTGCGCCGTGGGAACGCACTAAGTCACCGAAAAAACTCATTAAGGCCCAGGCACAATAGTCATATGCGGAATCAACTTCACTTCGGCTTCTGCAGCTCCCGCTCCATATGCCTTGGTAAACACCCCAATCAAATCCGTATCCGTAGAAACAGTTGTTACTTCGCCAGCTGGACCGTTCCAATATGCTTTCGCGAAAGCAGCTGGTGTATCTGCAGTTGCTTTAGGGAATATAAAAACACCTTCCGTCTGAGCTTCTCCCCACTCCTCATACGCGACATCATATGAGTTAACACCCATCAAGCCGGAACCAAGACTTACAACATTGCCTGCCTTTGTAAATTCAGAAGCCTGGAAGGAGAGCGTGACGCCCTCATGTAAAAAGTTTTTCATAATCTAATCTCCAAAAAAAAGCCGCAATAAGCGGCTTTATTTAGTTAAATACCCAGTTCTTTTTTGTTAAGGATTAGCCAGCTGCTGTGCTTTTCACCGCACCACGGAAGCCGACAATGCCCGCACCAAAGTCATGTGCGACCTTGATCTTCATGCCATCCGATTCGAATCCCATTTGCGTTTCTATTCGTGGTTCTTCCACACCCTCCAAATGAGCGAACTCTACCACTGGCGCTTCATCAGGATCGGCGAAGAAATAGAATGGATTATTCGCTTCTCCATCAAGACGAGTAACAGGCAGAGCTTCAAGCGAGTTGGCAAACACGTTGACTTCACCCGTAGTCGTAGCGAGAACAGCTGAAAGTGCCTTCATCGCTTCTTCGTAACGCGCGTACGGAATCGCTAGAATGCTAGGCTGAATATCAATTTCCTCGCCGTCTAAATCCTTCTGTGCAGCCATCTTCACCATCGCACTATTCAAAGCCGCTGCGATGGTAGCATCAGTAATAAGATTTCCGCGCTTATGTGACGCGGTAGAAGAGAACAACGGATTGCCGTCCTTCAAATTAGGGTTCGACTTAATTAACTCCCACACTATTTTCTCTTCAAGCGAATGCGCTTTGGAACCCAATTGGGCAATAAAATTGGTCATCGCACCAAGATTATCATTGATTAATAGTTGTCTTGTAAATGCGAAAATACGACCAAACGATTCAAGCTTATAACCGTAACCTGCTTCAGAAAGCGTGCCGTGCTTAAACTCACCTTTCTGATTTACCGGCGCTAACTCGCTACCACTACCAATCTCAACACTGTGTTTTTCTTTGAAGTCAGTAGACGTACTGCGGCGAGAGATTTTCTGATAAGTCTTCGCTTTTTTCCGGTATGCCCGCAGCAGCTCTTTATTCGCAACATCAGCCAACACCAAAGGAAAGTCACTTGTGGTATGCATTGCCAAACCTGCAACTTCCATTTTGCTCTTACGTTCGATGGAAACACCTTGGGACTGGAGCACTGCCTTTGCGATTTCCATCAAGGACAAACCAGTGAACTCACGCGAGTTGTCATTGTGCTTATAGTTGTCGGGTGAGGTTCTCACCAACAGAGCTTGTGATACAGCGGTTGCAATATTCACTTGGCCCGATGCTCGCACATGATTGCCTTGTGGAAGTTGCGCATTGTTGCGATCTGCCATGGCCGCTAAAGCAGTCTCACGAGCAGCGTCAACGCTTACGTCGTTGTCAATCCATTGCTGTATAGTCGCGTCATCTATACTTGCCTGAGCGCCAATCGTGCGAAGTGTTGCGGCCCGCTTACGCTCGGCAAGCACCAGGTCATTCCCTTGCGCTGCTGCAGGCTGTGCTGCCGCTGCAGGTTGAGTCGCTTGTGGAGCTGCTGGCATCTCCACCTTTAATACATCAGCAAGCTTCCCGAGATCAGAAAGACTCGCTTCCGCTTCTCCGGAAAGCAGTTCTTTGCTAAAGCCGTGCTCTGCCAATGCAGTAACAGCGGCATCAACATTCGCATACTGCGCAACTAGTGCGGCAGTTACGAGTGCGGCTAATGGAGCGCCGCTTTTCGACTTGATTTTCATAGGTTTCTCCTGTGGTTTTATTGAAACGGCGGCTGCCGCAGTTTGTAAAAATTCGGATATTGTTTTCAATGTTGCCTGTGGTAGTGGCTCACCACCTGCCAATCGCCAAGTCCGCGCCTGTGATGCTGATTGAGATGGAAAATATTGACTTGTAGCATTGTTGTTTGAAATATCCATAACCACGCCGGTCTTAAACGGATCATTCACTGCCTGTGCTTGTGAGGGCTGCATAATCGCACCAGCGTCTACGTAGTCAATGAGCTCATCAGCCAAGCCAAAATCAATAGCCTCTTGCCCTCGATAAAAATGATCTTCACCGTCAGACAAAAGCGCTCTAATTTCATCAATTGGTTTTCCAGTTTTATCTGACAACAGCTGCAGCACAGTAGGCTCGTAATTATTCAGACTCTCGGCGAGCTTTTGAAAATCAACAGCATTGAAAGTCCCGCACAGCGAATAATTCGGTTTGTGGATCATGATCATTGCATTCGTGGGAATAAATAACTGATCACATGCCATAGCAACTGAGGCGGCCATCGAGGCCGCAATACCATCGATGTAACCCACAATTCTTTTTTTGCTCGCCTTGAGAGCGTTGTACATTGCCAACCCATCCAGGATGACACCGCCAGGCGAATGGAATCGCAGAACAATTTCATCACCATCGAGCTCATCAAGCTCTCTCACGATGGTGTATGCATCCAGGCCATCCCACCAATCACCGATAACGCCATACAACAAAAGCTCGCCTTTCTTATTAATGGTCGCAGTAGGTGAAATTTGTATATCTTGTTTGCCCAGCGCTTGAAGTAATTTACGCATTCTCTTCATCCTCTTCGTTTTCATCTTCGCCTGTCGACTGTTGTGGAGTGCCACCAGAAGCGCTTTGAAATTGCCCCGACTTTGTGACCTTGCGCGGATCGATATCCAGCACTAGGCCGAGCTCATCCATCATTTTCAAATCTTCCGAGATTTCACGTAACACAGTTTCCACATCGTACCCGCGTTCACGTAAAGCACCCTGGAGCGAATTCATTCCCGCTCGAACTTCAGAAATAATCGCCGGCAATTCATTTTTCAGATCAAGAATATCTTTCTTGGGAGGCGTCCAGTCGAAAGTAACTCCCTCGATGTCATGCCCTACAAAAAGTGCGGCTTCGATCCACCACTGTTCAACTTTCTTTAATTGCTGAGGAATTAAGATCTGATGGCGCCAGCGATCAATGTTTTGGTACATCTCAATACTACCCATCTTGCCACTGGCGAAATTTACAAGACTGTAGTCACCGGTCATCGATTCGTATGTAATGCCATAAGCCTTTGCAATTAATCGCTCTTCACCTTTTATGAAAGTATCTTGTCCGGACACACTAGGAGGATTATTAAATGAGGCTTTTTCACCGTACGCCAATCGCAATAACTGACCAGGACTCATCGTTTCAGGAAGTGGGTCTGGCTTTACAGGTTGTCCGTCCTGATCCACGCCAGCTTCGTCATCATCGCTATAGATCGCACCGACCAAGCACGCTGCGATGCGTTGCTGCTCAATTCGAGCGTCTTGAAAATCTTCCAGGCCGCGAATTTTCATTAGCGTCGCATACCCCCACGGCATTCCTCTCGCTTGCCCGGGCCGTAACACATCGAAACCGTGTGCAATCAGCTCTGCGGGCGTTGCGGTTGAATCCCCGTACATACCGTAATCACCAGGGTGATAAGGATGCAGGAAAAAATGTGAAGGCCTGCCATTCGCATACTTAACGCCTAAAATATTGCTCTGATCCCCCAACCCTCGGGCATCTTTAGTTTCATCAATAAAATCGCCTTCCAGCAATTCAAGACGCAGCGGCACTTTCATTCTACGATCGGTGGTTATCCGTTTTACAAAAAGCGATTCCCCAGCAAACGCGATCGTGCGTATTGAAAGGCTTTGCATTCCGTAAAAATTCAACTTCCCGGAATAGTCGCACTCGGTAGACTTACACCACTCATCCATCAGTGCTTGTGCAAGTTTTTGTTTGCGCTTATTAGTTGGATGCTTAGCTTTGGGTTTGATGCCCATACCCACCGTGCGGCCCTGAATCACATCTAGAGCAGTTCCAATGTAAATGCAGTTTCGCTCTAGCTCTCGAACATTATTGCGAATGAAGCGAAGCGCGCGGCGCGACTCAGTGTTTTGACTGGTGTTAACCGTGCGCATGCCGCGACTACCACCGCCAGCACTATCGTAGCCAGAGCGTGCGATTAAATAATTAGTTCGCATTCTCGCTCGAATACGCTGCTCTGCTGTTTTCGGCGCAAAATAAAGTAGCGCCCGATCAATAAAATTGGTCGGTTTCATAGCATTCTTTTCGGTTTGAATTATTGGTAGCGGCGAGAATAGCCATTGGATGTATAAGGAACTCGACGAGTGTTATGGAGCTGACGTTTCATGGATCTCAGAATTCCTTTCATTTCTTCAATACTGCGATATTCTGTTTCGCGATCCCGGTACTTAACTTTTTTTACGCCGGAATTTATCGCCTTTTCCAGCTCTTCGATTTCTGCCTGTGTGGCCATCGTTTACCTCCGTCTCTGCCATGCACCTGGTGCGCGCTCACGTGGCTGTGGTTTTGCTGCCGGCACAAGTGGTGCGGCCTCTGAAAATAAGTCGGATTGCTTAAGTGTAATCTCAAGGTTATCCCAATCTTTTGCTGTTTTATGAGGAACGCCCACCGCTCTAGCAGCATGCTCTGCATAGACTTCACAGTCCCAAAATTCACAAGGGCAACCGCTTTTTTGTTTCCATTTAGCTCGACCACTGCGATCAGGAATTTTAGATTCAGCCAGCATCTGATCGAAATAGTCGTGCCGCAAATCTTCTTCACGCATAAAGTGAAATCGGTTCTGCCCACGCGCGTTCAGCGTCAATTGATCGGCAATGTAATCCTTGCCACGTTGCGTACCGATAATGTAAAGCTTGACCCCTTTTTTCTCGGCCTTTGTTAGCTTATCTGGGCGTTTAGATTCCAATGCTTTTGAGGGTGCAGGATGAGCAAACACTGGAGGGTTTGAAGTTGCACTTGACCCCTTACCCGCCATGATCGTAACCGTGCGATATTTCTTTTGCCTCGTGATTACCCAGTTATACACGGCATCAGTAGCATGGCCACCACTATCGATGGTTATTGCTCTCAAATAGATACTGGATCCGGATGCGTGCTCAATGGCTCCGAATAGAATTTTATCCAGCTCATCCCAAACCGGATCGTTTTCGTTGGTCGTTGAGACTTTTGCATAAATCTCATCAGCGTATAAAAGCCAGCTTCGTCGATCTCGCCCATGAGCCCGAATAACAATGGCCAACCGATTATCCTGGACATCAACGCCAGCCGTTACAATCAACCCACCGACTGGACATAGCATCGAGCGGTGCTGAGATTCTGGATCGGCATTTGCGTTTTCTCGTAAACTTTCCGCGTCATCACGACCATCTTGAAACTCGTATGGCTCACCAAGCTTTGAATTGATAAAGACGATTTGCTTGTTGGTATCGCCACGAGCAGCGTAATACTCCGCTTCCAGGTAATCACGTACCATTTGCGCAGCACCCACACCAGGCAAACAGCTATACAGTTCGTTCAACTTGGTAAACCCAGCAATTTTAGAGCTCGGTCTAGTGGGGACCCAAGCAAAATAAGGATCACCAGCCAGTATTGCAGCAATCACAGTCTCGCGAATATTCTGTCTACGCTGAAAGTCATCCCAGACCGACCCACAATGAGGACAGGCATAAAAAGCTTTATCTGGATCATGATGTCCATAAATGGGATGCTTATCACCGGATGTATCATCCCTTTCCCAGCCCAAAACATTATCGAAGGATAAAACATGTTTTTCTCCGCAATCATGACAAGCAATGGGAAAGACACGTTTATCAGAAAGATTTATATATTCTTCGACACGACTGAACCCTTTAACACTGGGCGTACCACCAAGTATTTTTTTGGGTTCTCGAACTCGCTTAGTTCGCTCGAACAATAACTTTATCGAGTCCCCTTGATCATTCAGGTTTTCATTCGCGTCGTCAGGTTCTTCAACAAAAACAAAATGCGCGGTTGTTGACTTAACATTCCATATAGCGTTGGACCCCATCAACTCCAAGAATCCGCCGTCATACTCTTTTCTGAGAATGCTGGTGCCTTCCTTTCGCGAGCCACTGAAATCTACTTTTTCAGCAATGGGCTTAGTCGACTTTCCTATTGGCTTTAGCTTAGTTAGCGAGAACTTTTTGGCAGCCCCCTCGCTTGCAAACATTCCAAGAAAAACACCTGGCTTTGTGTCAATACGCTTTAAAATGTACGCAATCAACGCGGTGGTCCATAGAACCTGCGCTGCTTTCATACAGTAAACTTCTTCAACCAAAGGATCATCGAAAGCAGCAAAAATACCGTATAAGTGCGGGCCATACTCCAATTCGAAGTTTTCTTGAAATGCTCCCGTTTCTCGTGGAAGGCGTAAATGTTTCTCTGACCAATCAGCTGTCGAAATCGGTGGTTTCGGTTTCAGCGTTTCCGCCAGTCCCTCTAAAGCGCTCGCCAAGTTCTTTCGCATCAGCTGCAATGCGATCGGCTGCAATTCGAAGTGGCTTAAGGATAAGTTCATCATCTAACTTGATATCATACTGAGAGTTGATCGCCTCAATAATTCTATCTCCCGCATTGGTTAGGTTTCTCGGAATGCCCTGCCCCATTACTCGAAAGCAATCAATCACGTCCACCGTTAAACACAAGTGTCCAAGAGCCTGCATGTTTGCAAGCTGCAATTGCATAGTTTTTTGTTGTGATTCTTTGTAGCGCTGTTCTGTTAGATTGGATTGACTATCCCCACCTCTACCAGAAGCTACATTGCGCTGGTGCTCACAATACACAAGCAGCCATTCACGCAGAGTTGCACCTGGAGTAAGACCGATCTCATCAGCTTTTTTTTGAATGGCTTGTTTGCTAACGCCGACCAGGCGTCCTAGAGCAGCGTGAGTTGCAATCTTGTCCAGTTCAGAATCACTCATAGCATCACCACTGACAACGACAACCCCATATAGCGCCGAAACATTAACGAAAATCCGCGGGCCAGCCCACCGTATAATCAGTATTTCCTAGGGAGAACCTAACCTATGGGGGGGGCTAGGTCTTATAGACAAGAAGCGATTCATTCTCAGAATTTCGTTCGCTTACTGTTAAAATATTTTTCCAAGATGCCTGAGCTCCGCCAGGCGTAGTCGCGGTAACTATTAATAGATATTGTTCTCCCACATTGAACGCAGCATGGTCCTCAATAATCGCAGAGTAATCACCGCTCTCATCAATATAGGAAAGTGTTAATGGTGAAGCGCCACTCACAGGGTCACTGTTAGCATCAGTGATCGTCGCCCCCACGGTGGCATCTACTACGGGCGTTTCGCTTGGCCCACTTCTCAGGTTAGATAAAAAGAGCTCCATCGTGTTGTCTTTCAGCACAACCAAATTTGCAGGATTATTTTTCTTATATGGATTTAAATAAACCTCACCAAGCATAAATGCCTCTTCGTTTGAATAGAGTGTGGTAATGCTAAACGTGTCCGATACACCACCGATAGTAAGAGTGCTCTCCACTGTCGTGAAATAACTATCTGAAGACGTCAAATAAACCGTGACTGAATCGCCATTGGTCACAGTGCCAGGATCTGAAGTTCGTACACCGCCATTTACTGAGTACTCCCCCAACCCCGTTACAGTGATGCTTGTCGCAATCTCGATACCGCTAACGGAAACAGAACTGCTGTACTCCTGATCAAGCTCCGCATCCGTCACATCCTCAAAACTAAACACGTCAGGAATATTATCAATTGTTTCGGTCGTTACTTGGAAGGTCGCGCTCTCAGAACCAATATGAACCACGACGCTTGTGGTTTGCTCTTCTACTGCCGATGATTGTAAACGCACAAATAGCGTGTCGCCGTTGTCGAGCCATGAAACAGTGTCGACGTAAGAGCCACTGTTAATTTTATATTGTGCGGTATCCGTGGTTTCTATAAATACCGGCACAGACTCATTTATCCCGCTCACAGTTACGCTTTGTTCGTAGTGGGTCGATACTTCTGCGTCTACAACGTCAGCGAATGAAAAGGCGTCGGGGGTTTCATCATCACTCGATGGGCCAGCAACAAGTACTGGTCGCCATTGTGACGACGAGCCAAACGCTTCGGGATTGTCCAATTCGATTAGCTGATATGAAATATTGTCAGGATCAGTACAGTCGACTTGGTATAGCTCCTGCTCGATACGGCGCCCGAAGATCAACTTATTAGTGTCGCGAAACCAAAATGAGGCTGTTGTCCCACTTCCTAATATCTGCTCTTTCAAAACCCAGTTTGCCGGGTCTGGGTCACTAATATCAATAATTTGTAAACCGTTGGTGTTATTGCTACAAGCTACCAAGGTTTCGTCATAACTAGCCTGCAAATTTAAGTTCGCACTACAGGCGCAAGACCCAAGCAAAGTGTATGGAATGGTGGACGTGTCGTAAGCTCTTAATTGGTCCGTCAACACTAACAACAAGTTTCGCTGTTCTAAGTATTCGACACAATAATTAGAATATGTATCTGAAGGCGATACTGTTGGCGATGCTAATTGCACAAAAGGCTTAGTTGAAACATCGAATACGTACAGGCGATCACCGAACTCGGTCGCCACTACCAAGTGCGATAACGACGAATTCCATTCTATATCGAAAATATCACCAGCAGAGCCAAGCCCTACCGGCAAATTGACTCTCGCATAACTATCGCTAGCATCCAGCACAAATACATTCCCTGCTTGGCGCATTACTGCAACGTCTCCATTTTCGTTAAACGTTGTTTTCTGTAACACGGCCGCAAGGTCGAACCCGGTGGACACTTCGACTAAGTTATTAACGCCTTTACTTGCATCAAAAAGCCTGAAAAAGTCACTAGGTACGCTCAGCCCTACCCCCGAATATCTAAACGCAAGTAGCTTTCCGTCTTTAGATGGGTCAACAATCCCAACGTTATTGCCATTGTCGACATAGTTCGTTTGCTCGGGGGAAAAATCATGCTCCACATCAAAACAGTAAATCTCTTCGTGGGCCCTAGTAATAACGACATATTTGTCTACAGTTGGGCGCACTGCGGTAGCTAAAAAAGGCGCACCAAAAATTGATTGCGCTTGTTCTATTTCAAAGCGATGGGATGTAATGCTGCCTAAATTTGAAAAATCATAGACCTCAATGAACGTTTCAAAAGAAATGAATTCAATTACACTTAGCTTTTGCCCGTCCCAGTTATAACTGTTAGCTTTCGGGTAGGCCACAACACTATCTGAATAGGCCCGAGTCCAGTTTATTGGATCAACATCGCTACTGTCGATCACTATCAAACCGTTGGTCGTAATGGCACTAATGGCGAGTAAACTGCCATCCTGGTTGAACGCTACCGAACGATCGCCAATAGAAAAGCTATCATCTAGCAGTGACCAGCTCGGGCCACTGCAATCATAAATATTTAATTTTCCATCGTGAGCAATGACGCAAACATCTAATGCTGGATGAAAAGCTATAGCACGTGCCGGGCTTGCTAGCGTTAGAACGTTAAGCGGAGCAAAGCTATTGTTAGCATCGAAAGCATAAAGATATTCACCAGTAGACGAAGTAATAGCTAAAATGGCACCATCGCGGCTCCATGACGCGCCTGTACCTCTCTCTGTCTCCCCTAACTCGATTTCGCTGTAACCATTCGTCGCATCAAGAACTGTAAATTCATCACCAGAGCCTAGTTCGTTCTCTCGAACTATGGCTAGAGAGTTATTGACGGGGTTAAAAGCAAAATGAGTTCGATCACTGTTGCCGCTTTTGGAGTTACCGGTGGGTATTTCTGTCGCGGGGATTGTCGTTAAGTCGTAGAGGAGTAGAGAGCTAGAGCTAGAACCTGAATCGCCAACCGCTAACAGCGTGCCGTCGGACGAACTTAGTGCGCCTCTTTGCGCTGCGACATCACTCGCATAATCAGGAATAGTAATATTCGATAGCGCAAACCCGCTTTCGCCGTCGAAAGCTTGATAAACATATGCGCTACCGTTGTGAAAAAACGCGATTAAATCCATCGAACCATACACTTAATTTGAAAATATTTTTCTAATCAAAGCAACACACCCCTGTCACTTTCGCGTTGCTATTGCTTTTTTTAGCTCTGCCACTACCCGCTCAGCTGCAATCAAGGTCCGATCCATATCATTTTCGAACGCAGCATCAATAAACTCCACCGCATTATCATCGATCAAATTTTTTGTCTGCTTAGACCAGAGTCGAGCAGCCCACATTCCAAACTTTCGTGTTGCAAACATAGACAGCAAATTACTAATTACTATAGAAAAAAAAGCTTTCATTTTTTACTCCACCAGGCCCTAACATTAAAGCTTGGGCAATCTTTGTAAACATTGGGAAAATCGCGATGACCACACACGCGACAAATGGAATACTTTTCAACTAGCGCGCTTACGAGTTCTTCGAGTGCGGCCCATTGAGGCGCAGTAAAATTGCACTCAGAACGCTTATGCTTATCCACACCGCCAACTAGGCAAATGGCAATACTGTCTTCATTGAACCCTTTCACGTGCGCACCTGGTCGCTCTACAGGCCTGCCAATTTGAATATCGCCGCTACGACAAATTACATAATGATATCCAACATCCGACCAATTGTTCGGTGGCGAGGTGTGCCAGCGTCGAATGTCTGAAACGTCGATATGCGACTGTTCGGGCGAAGTGGCCGAACAGTGAATGACCAAGGTGTTAATCTCGCGCATGCCTCAACCGCTCCTCCATGCGTTTCTCATGTAATGCACTCTCCCGACGATCGCGTCTCACCTGAAAGACTATGCCCGCGATCGAGAGTGCGATGCCACACAATAAACCAACAACACTAATCTCGGCAGAATTCTCAACCAGCCAACCGAAAATTGCAGACACGAACGTAATCACTGAACCCGCCTGAGTCACTTGTGCAGAGGCAGCGTCAAGTTTCGACATCATATTCACCTATCGAGAATTCAAAAAAAAGCCGCTTCGAAAAGCGGCCTACTAAGAACGATGACTTGGGGAAAATGCAAAAAAAAAGCCCGCAACATTGCGAGCTCTTATGGTCTGCGTGGCTTGCGCCAGCATAGGCACTAAAGGTATTGACTTTTCCGAAAATTAGCAACTTTTTTTTGTAATATTTTTTTATACTCACCTGTGTTTTTATTCATTTTATTAAATACGTTTAACCAGCACTCGCATCAATTGACGCTTGCAGTGTTTACGTCCCGTTGTAATCACTGCGTCTTGATCCCAGTCGTATTCTGCGATTTGCAAACGGCGTTCACGCTCAGCACGATTTTCATGTAGTAATTCGAGTTCTATAATTTCAGGACATACCGCGCGAAAAACAAATTCTTCAACTTTACGTAAATCATAATAAAACCGCTTCATAGCCTTTCGCTCCTCGGGCACTGGCTTCCGATCAACGTAGTGCCACACCGCCACACGGTAACGCTTTAAATCTTTTTCCCGCAGCAATAGCATAACGTTCGCCGTACGATCTACCGTTGCATCCTGAAACTCACTCATGTCCCCGAGAGATTTATACAAGCCAGGCTTTTGCAATCCATTTGGGCTCGCTTCACGCCATTCACAGCGCTTGTACTCACCCCACGCACGCAACAAATGCTTCGCTCGCGTGAAATGAGTTTTGTTCATTTTGAAAGTCATAAAAAATCCCCCGCTTATACAATGCCGTGTAATGCCGCGTTAATGCCGTGTTAGAAACATCTTGTAAGTTATTGAAAAACATCATTTTGCCGTGTTGCCGTGTTTGCCGTGTCTATTTTTCTCGCACGGGAGAATTATTTTTTTGAAAGACTTTAAGTAAGAATAAAAAATAATTTATATAAAAATACGCGCGCGCGAGGCGAAAATAAGCACGGCAAGCACGGCAACACGGCATTTCGTTGAAAATCAACAACTTAGAAGATTCTGAAAAACGGCAATGCCGTGCTAACTACACGGCAAATTACAAATCATCCACTGCATTACCTAATTTTCGGTCACACTCTTCGACGCGACCACCCAGCCATACCTGTTGCTTCAAACTCGGTGGACATGGTTCCACCATGAAAAACCGACCTTTTTTAGTTTGGTCACCAGTACCGACTTGATAATGCAGATCTTTTCTTAACCGTTCTTTTGTCTGAATGAGCCCGGAGAATTTATTTTGACTCATGGCATGCTCGCCCTGTCTGTTACACCACCGTTTAAACGCGGTGTACAATTGACTAACTAGACAAGGCGTGTAAGGTAAATCTAACTCATTATTTTTCCACTCGCCATAGAAAACTTCCCAAGCAGGTCGGCCAAACTCAATTAATCGCATCTTTGCATCGGTGATCGGTGGCTCAGTAAACTCGTTAAATCCCTCCAGAGGAGTTGCACGCAGCCAACCTAAAAAATACTCGCTGCCACCTTCAGCAAGCTCTCTATTCACCCCTTCCTTAATCTCCTGCAACAATTTGATCTCAGGCCATATAATTAAAAACCGTCGATCGTGCGGCTCAATAGGAAGCGGCTGAAACTCATTACTCAAAAACACACTGTTCATATGGTTGGATTCCTCCCAACCTGACATAAACTTTTTATTCACCCGGAAGACTGGACCAGTCACCATCTGCTTTACCGTACCGGTATGGCTAAACTTTTGCGATCGTGAAAGCACTTCCTCAAACACACCAAAAAGCGCTTCACTCATCCAATCGTTATATTGGCTTTCAAGATCAACTTGCCCAAGCGTACGCGCATATTGGCCGTATAAAGGACGCATCACACCATCAAAAAATAAACTCTTACCCGTGCCATGCACATCAGAATGCATCAATACAGCAGTCCGCATTTTTTTACCGACATGGATCAATGGAAAAGCCAACCAACGACGTAGCCACAAAAACGCCTCATCATCATAATTACAGAGAACCTTGAGCAGCTTCACCATATTCAGACAAGGCTCTAAGTTGTCTGGCGGAGTTTTCGCCTGCAAAGGGAGGCCAGCAAACTTATTAATAAACCCTTTTCCTACCTGCATCGTAGGATCGAACACAAGATTCTTACGCGGAATTTCCCGGCGTTTAACGTGCTTTAACCAATCATCAAAACAATCCGCGATAGCAAATCTTAAGTGCGCGATTTTAATAATCTCGCGTGTTTCGGTATCGTAAACCTCATCACTGGGCATCAAATACACGTACCGTTTAAGCGCAGCGACCAACCCCGCGCCCCCTGCCATTTTTGCGGCTGCCAACTTTGGCTTGATATAGGCATCACCCACGCTCCGCTTTTTCTCACTCCAAGCCTTAAAAACCTCGGGCGCCACCAGCAACTTAAATGCGGCCATCGATACTAGCTGCCGCTCTGTCTCGTCGAACACCTTATTCTTGGGATAATAAAAAGAAAATTTCTCAAGGGCTTTTTCAAGAGAAAGCAGCCCTGTATCAGAGGGGGCCGGGGGAGAGTCAGAAAATTTCTCATCACCTTTATCAGGGGGCGCGGGGGATTTCAAAAAAGCATCGTAAGCAGCCCGCAACTGCTCGCCAACGACCTTCAAACCCTCAGCGCAGTGCAGATCATTAAAATCAGTTGTGTTGGGTTTCGCCTTAGCCATTCGCACGCTCCTGAAACTTAGGCGGAACAAAAAAGCAATTCGGGATCTGTTCAGCGCAAAGCTTGGCGGCATCAATACCAGGGTTATGCCCCTTCTCCGCTTCCGTTATGTGGTCATCGTCAGCTAGTACCAAAATAGGACGATCCGGAAAGCGCTCACGCACAACCTCACACACTTGCAAAAGTTTGCCGCTGTTAAACGCCGTGAACGCAGCCCATTCACACGCCATAGCCATGTAGGCACTCGCAACAGTTGCGTACCCCTCTCCCACCATTACCGGCCCGCTATTGGAACTACCGAGCTCATGAAAAAGGCCCGTCGTCGTTGCCGGCAAAAATCGCTTATCACCAGGCTTTTTCTTCGCAGCAAAAATCACCTGCAGATTACGCAGCTGGCCAGCGGCGTTGAATGCAGGCACGACAGTTGCCCCCTTCTGAAATTGGCAACAAGCCTCGCCATCACGACGCACCCAAAACTCTTTAATATTCTCGTAGCCCGTGATCAACTCGTAACGGTATTCATCCTCATAAAACACCGCCACCACGGACTGCCGAACAAAGCGCACATTAAAACCGCGCACTTTTTTTTGCTCCAGATAAAAAGACTTACCTTCCAGAACTAAAAACTTATCCATTAACTCGTTTGCGCAAGCCGCTACCACGTCATACCATTTCGCTAAATGCACACGCTCTTCACGCTCTGCCTTTTCACGTGCAGCACGACGCTCAGCCTGCTCGCAAGCCAGGCGTTTTTTATCTTCATGGGAAAGGTCTCGCTTTTTACGTTGCCAACCATACTGTTTAGCTTCGTACACGAGAGATGCAATGGTGTAAGTGCCATTCCCACCAAAAGCCTTAACACTTTTAAATACGGAACGGACAGCTTTCAGGTCGTAGTCGGAGCCGGTTCGACTCCAGTCATCAAAAATGTCCAGCCCCAACTGGCCAAATTCATTTTTAAGCGCGCCGGCAATTTTCGCCCACTCCGGCTGGGAAAATTTATCAGGATCAAAACAAGGAAGGCTAAGCAAGTCTCGCACTTCATCGTCCGAGAGCGGCTCAAAGTCAGTCATAAAAGCCCTTAATAATTATAATGTTTCACTTGAATGGATATACCCCACGCGGCCCTGGTTTCACCTCCCGCTGGTTCAGTGGGCACAAGCACCAGCTATATTGATCAACCGTTTCGCAACTACCGGGGCTTCTTTTGGCTAGGCATATCGCCATTAAAAATTCGGAAATATCACAAAAGCTAAAACTTACCCTTTTTTTCCAATCGGGCCATCAAGCCATCCATTCGCTTAGCATGTGAAATAAATTCTCGCATTAGAGCAGCGTCTTCATCCTCAGGTGTACGAGGCTGGCTGCGTGTGTGCGAGCATTCATCCTCAAAGAAGTAAAGCGGATCAAAGCGTTCCACATATCGGCAAATCTCAATAATTTCCTCGAACGAAAACTTTTCGTCTTTCTCCTCGTTCAAGCATGCCTTCAACCTGGCGTAAGCTGTGGCAGGTTTTTTCGCCGGCCACAAATGGGAAGCAACCTGCTTGTGAGTAAAAGCACTGTCAGCGATGGCCAAATCGACACTTTCTAACGCGCTGTCATAGTAAAGCCGGCTCTGCTTCATAACCTTCTCCAATGTTCCCCTAAAAATACACAGAAATTAGGAGGCTTTAGGGGTACTTATTTTAGTTAAATAAAAGCCACCGAAGAGGTGGCATATTATGAAAACTTAATAACTTGAACTATGAGATTCTGTAGGAGAAACCAACTTGGACACAGTCGATGCGACAAACCGATCAGGGTATAAGATTTCCAACTCTGTCATTTCAAAGCCTGAGGCCTCAGCAAGCCGTTCGGCCAATTTAGGCGATACAGACCCTCCTGCCAGCGCTATCTGTCGAAAATTCGACAGTGTAGTTTTTGCCGCGCAGGCAAGTTGTTCAATCTCTGATCTAGTTTTGCTTTTATAGAATTGTTGTGGCGTCACCATAACCTCCAAACTAAGTTTAGAAGCAATGTTAGCGTTTTACTAATATAAAAACAATAGTATTTCACTAATAACGATTAGTAAATTACTTAACGTAAAATTCGATTATGGAAAACAAAGAAATTAGACGTAAGAACTTTCAGATGCTATGCGACCAACATGGTAGAGACGTTATCGCAAAGAAAATGAAGTATTCTGACACTGTATACATCAACCAGCTGTACGGTGGCCATGCTCCATGTGGCGATAGAACTGCGAGAAAAATAGAGACTTCTCTTAAATTACCCACCGGATGGATGGATGAACAACATGATAAGGATGATCCAGAAATTACAGCCTACATCGAGGAACTCAAAGAAATCATGAAAAGCTCTCCTCCTTCTGCGAGAAAGAAGATTCTTTCTTTTGCGAAATTTGTTCACTCCGAACAAGAGAGCGAGCATAATCAATAACCTTTTTTAAGCTCTCTAAGCTCAGATCATTCAAGACCAACTCCAATTCCTTCAGGTCAACCATCGTATCCATACAACATCCTTTCTTACTTCAAAACAAACCTTCAAATTAATTATTTTCCAAAATTGTGACACGTATTTTTACAAACCGCAAAGCTCAAAAGCGAACAAACACTTTTAGACGTCACGTTAGTTCTTTTGACACAAAAAGCTAGTTAGCATCGTGAAAACCAATAATAACGGATATTATTAAACCTCATAGAAAGCCCGCTTATAATCATTAGCGCACTCTCATAGGAAGTCACTTGCAACGAAGAAACGGCAACTGGAAATAGCGCCGATTTGCCCAGTAATTCATCAGTCACAGCTACTTTCAAACCAGGTTCCTCACCCTACATATCATCTAGACCCACAAAAATCCTCCAAGTTCTAATTTCCACTAACATTATATTAGTATTTTACTATTGACGATATATTAGTATTTTACTAACATCTAAAAATCGAGTCGTTCACCGGGAGATATATATGACCAATAGCACGCTGTCCGATATGCGCACCTCTGCCAAAACCCTAAATGTCAGCAGAGCCAAGCTGCTCGATATGCTGGAGCGCCACCACATTTTCTCCCGAAATCCACAAGGCCAACGCCTACCCTGCGCGAAGTTCATTCAGCAAGGTTACTTCGTTCGCAAAGACGCTTGCTTTCAATGTGGTGATGTCCAGCGGCAGTGCCTCAAGCCCATGACGACGGAGAAAGGCATGGATTTTCTGCGCGACTTTATCAACAAATTACCTCCCGACGAGCAAGCCCAGCTCGAACCCAAACCCCAGCGAGGCAAACATGGCCATCGACATTAATAGAAAACTTCGGGCCATCAACGCCCGCCTGGACAAAATCGCGATCGTGCAGTTGCGCGAAGAAGTGGCCCGCTTACATGAACGCGTTGAGCAAATTGAACGAGAGCTCTACTGGGCAGAGCAATCACTGGAGATGTGGCGTGACGTTATTGAAAGCGAACACACGTACGAAAACTTCGGACTCACCCAAAGCGGCCACATTGTGGCGCTACAACAATAAATCGAGGAAACACTATGTCTGCATTAGATCACCAGGTGGATGGCAACCACTATAAAACCATGGCCATTCAGCCAGCCGAGTACAACACCAAAAATGAAATCGGTTTTCTCGAAGGTAACGTCATTAAATACGTGTCGAGATGGAAAAAAAAGAATGGTGTAACAGATCTCAGAAAAGCAATACACAACTTGGAATTGCTTATCGAAATGCAGCCAGAAACCGACTTTGAAAAATTCAGGGAAAACACATCAAGCAAAGTGAAAAAACCTATAGACCTTACTTGCGCGCTCTTAAAAATCAGCGTGAATGATGCCAACACTATTTTTATAGCCAAGCTATTTGAAGTCTATCAGTCAAAAAGCGGCGAGCTTAATTGCGACCTTTTCAATATGACCTACGCCCAGATTCATGAAATGTTTCAAGAGGCGGAGGCGCAACACAAAAAAATCACCGGCAACCAGAAGGCAAATACCAATGCGTAAATTTGAGCATCAACCAACAGAAAAGCAGCAAATCCGCGAGCAACTAGAGCAAGACATTGAAACGTATCTAGCCGCTGGCGGCGCAGTAAAACGCTGCCCAGTCATGGTCGCAACAGATCGTAGCCAGCGCCCCAAGAAAAAGAAAGCCACTAAAAAGAAACATTAATTTCCACAAGACTTAACCCGGAAAACGCATAAATCACAGAGTAAACACCATGAGCGACGAATTCACGATAGACGGTTACACAGGAAAAGATGTGCTCTGCTTTTTGGCAGGCATGATGTTACTGGTGTTGTCGATGAACTTGCCGCAGCCCGATGAAATTAACCAACTATCTCACTCTTACGAAAAGGAGCATTCACATGAAGATTTTATTTTTACTACTAACACTGGCGATCGCTGCATGCAGCAGCACCCCTGCACAATACCAGAACTACGAAGAATCACTGGAGAGCGTTTGCAAAGACGGCATCTGGTATTACCTGTACAGTCCGAATCCACCACAAATTTATATTGCAGCTACTGATGATCAAGGCAACGTCCAGAGGTGCGAAAGAAATGTCGATAAGTAAGCGCGCTAAAACCATGGTGAAAGGTTTGGTGATCGACTGGATAGACAATCGAGCAGATGAATTTACCACAGTTGACCACCTAAAGATAAACGCGAGCCATAAAAATCCAATTTGGAGACTATTGGCCTATGAAATGTTTCGTCAGCACGTTCGCTACATAACCATACAGCAGGCATTTTTGTGGAAAGTCACTATTTATGTGGTATTCCAATATCCAAACGGTATGGAACAAACCGAGACAACAGAACTGGAATCCTTCACCAAGTTAACTGACCTCAATGACCTCATCCTAGATGAGATAAAACAAGACAAACGCAAAGGCTCACATTTCAAGCACGTGAAGTTCATTGCGGAATGCCTGGACACCCACCCCAAAAAGGAGAGGGTCGTATGAGCGAGAAAATGAAAATCACCTGGCAAGACCAGCTTGGGCAAGTCGAGGGCATCAAAGTCAATGAAAACACGCTCACCATTTTTACCAAATATGATGAGCTCCACTTTTGGTTAAAAGATGCAGAAAAACTCCGTGCTGCCATCAATGATGCAGCAGAGCAAAAATGGTGGCCCACAGAAAAAGAGGAAAACGACCATGCAGATCACATTGGCCTCAACTCAAAAACAGATGTTCGAGCATACACTGCAGGAATTAAAAAGTCTGAGTGAGCAACTGTGTGAGCTCGAAGAAAAGCACCCAAAATGCAACCTAAAGGAATCTGCCGCACTACTCCGTCAGATTGACTTAAAACGCGCTGTGCTGGCAACTCATGCAATATCCCTGTACGAGGCCGGCTTCAGCATGCGCCAAGAACCCAGGAGCCACTAAAACGCTATGGATGAACAAGAATTAAAAGCTACTGTGCGCGATGCCGTTTTTAAGATGGCAGACACTATCCCGCAAAAAATTTTCTGCGAATGCTTTGGTTACACAAAGACAAAAGTTCGATCCAAAATTCGCAGAAAAGAATGGGCCGAAGGCGAACAATTTTTCAAAGACCCAGACGGACAAATACATATCAGCTTAAGAGGTTACAAGGCATGGGTGAAAGGCTGCCAACAGGCGTTAGAGTTAGAGACGGAAAAGTCCAGATCTGGTTTACTGAAAAAGGCAAGGAACGACGCACGTATAAAACCCTTGACACCACCATCTATCCAAATTCCAAGACTGGAATAATCGCTGCTGGTAAATTGCGTACAGAAATTAAATTCAAAATCGCACATGACATTTATAACCCACGCGACTATTGGCTGGAAGATGAAGATATAAACCCTGTCGGCACCTTTTCTGACTGGGCACAATCGTGGTTGGACCACCCAGAGCACAACTGGAGCAGCAACACCCGCCGCAAATATAAAGGCCTGTTACAAAAATACTGGATGCCCCACTTCCACGCCTGGGACATGATCTTCATTGAATACCAAGACATTATCGACGCTCTCACAGCGGCACAAGCCTCCAAACTCTCACCCAGCCAATACAACGACCTGCTCGGCACTATACGCGGCGTATTTGGCCTGTACTGCAAAATGAAGGACATCGATGATCATAAAAACCCAACGCGAAAACTAACTAACAAAAAACGCGTTCGCGATGAAGCCGACCCGTTCACCATCGAAGAAGCGAATAGCATCATCGCATATGCAGGAAGGGAGTATGGATCACTTTGGTATGGCTGGTTCAAGCTCGGATTTTATACAGGCCTACGTTGCCCAGGAGAGCTGCTCGGATTAAAACACGCAGACATCGATCAAAGATCCAAACAAGCCGTCATTCGTCGCCAGAGAATCCACAGCGGCGAGATCCAGAATCACACAAAAACTCGAACCGCACGGACAATTAATTTAAACAGCTTTGCAATGGAAGCACTCAACGCTATTGAGCCTCACGGTAACAAATTCATATTCGCATTCGATGCAACCACGCCTGTTAGAAGCAACAAGATCCCAGTTAAGATCTGGAAAGAAGCGATCACCGCATTAAAGATCCGATATCGCCCGATGTACAACATGCGGCACACCTTCGCCACCTACTGCCTCATGAACAACCTGCACGCAGCGTACATAGCCAGGCAACTGGGCCACTCTCAGGAAGAGTTCTTTAAAACCTATGCAACCTGGATCAACAGTCAACTAGACAGCCTGCAAATAGAAACCCTCGAAAAAGCCTTGAGCATAATCGATAGCTTCAAAACGGAGAAAAATTAATGATCATCATACTTTCTATTTGGATTTTCCTGCTGCACTTCATCGGCGGTCTTCTAATTTTCGTCGACCTTAAAGATTACCACCCCAACGCTATGGCAAAACTCCAAAAAATGCCGGCGTTACTGCGCCTCACCATTCTTTGTGCATGGCCATACATATTCGTATGGGAAATGACGACTTCAAAATAAGGAATAGTAACAATGTGGTTATCTACCGAAACCGAACCCAAAACTAGCTGCAGCATATTGGTAGCGTATGAGGACTTTGCGCTGGTTCGCTCCGCCTATTTTGAGCATGAAGATAAAACTCTGTACAACGATATCGATCCGCTTGAAGAATGCAACTTCCATAACTGGGACGTGTGGGCTCCTCATGACCTAGAGCCCAACTTCTGGCAATTAGTCACAACCGTTGAGCAAATGATTGCAACCTACTCCCGCTCAGACATCGATCTCTTTCACCATAACACCGCGATTCAGTTTACCGAGAGAGTGAAAAACGAAATAGAAAACTTGAAGCGTGCAACAAACCAGAATTACCAGGGCAAACAAGCATGAGCATTGAGATAGGGAAAAAAGAAACACCGCTGGAAATACTCGCATGCCAGGTGCAATTTATCAAAATCCAAGAGCGCGACAAAGTGCCATCCGAGCACTTAAAAATTCGATGCCCCTGCTTAAAGCTGGTTCGCTGGATAGATGCATTCCGCTGCCTTTACTGCGGTATTTTCTACTGTCGCACTTGCGCAGAAAAGCATTTTGGTCAAACCGTCGAAGAGTATAAGGCTATCAACACACAATAATGCACGGTAACGTAGTTATGAAGAAACCCAGGAAGAAAGATTTGCAAGCACTGGAACTCAGCAGAGAAGTTTACCTTGAGTCACCTGAGCAAATCATAAACAAAGCCATAGCACTATTTAAGCCGGTTAAAATATTTGTCGGTTTTAGTGGTGGTTATGACAGCACAGTGGCAACGGGTTATTCCATGGATAACGTACAAGGATGCGAGGTTGTACACATTGATACCGGCATTGGCATAAAGCTGACTCGCGATCATGTTCGTCAAACATGCAAAGAGAATAAGTGGCCGCTTAGAATTGTTAGGGCAAAAGAAGATTGCGGCCAGGATTACGATGAGCTAGTGAAAAAATTTGGTTTCCCTGGTCCATCGCATCACAGCTTAATGTTCAGATGCCTTAAAGAGCGCGCCTGCGAAAGGCTACTACGCGATAACAAAACAAGTAGAAACGACAATGTCATGCTAATTACCGGCATTCGTCAAGATGAAAGTCAACGCCGATCGAACTACCAGGACAAGGTAGTTTCTTTCAAGGGGAATCTGCTGTGGGTGAGTCCGTTTTATTACAAAGACAAGTCATGGTTTGAAAGCTATATAAAACGCAACTTTCTAAAGCGTAATCCTGTATCTGAGGTGCTGGGTATGTCCGGCGAGTGCTTGTGCGGTGCCTTCGCCCATAAAGGCGAGAAAGAGCTAATAAAACTTGTATGTTCTGAAACACACGCTCGCATAGAAGCACTTGAAATCGAAGTTAAAAACGCTGGGCACAACTGGGGATGGGAAGAAAGCCCACCAAAAAAACGAGCTGATGACCGCACCGAGGAAATGTTTCCTATGTGTGTTGGATGCGGCAAATAGTAAATCTGCACCTTTTGAAGGATAGGCAATGAAAAAATGCGCTGAATGCGGCAATACCGACTTTGATAAATTCGGACATTGTCACAAATGTGGAAATCATGAGATTCAACACGACAGAATGCACGCTCACTTTCTCGCTGGTCGCGGGAAGAGCGTTGGCCATCAAGCTGTGCGAGCATTGCACATTGTTGAGGAGGCTCATGGGGATAACTTCAATGTTGCTCTATGCGGAAAAAAGCCACAAGGAATTAGTTTAGGGTGGATTAAAATTATGGGACCAATTACTTGCATCAAATGCATGAAAGAAATCGAGTCAATACAAGAATACGCGGCTAAAGGTCGATGTAATAAAAATTAAATCACCGTGCTTTTCACTAACCTGGATAAACAAATGAAGATCATAAAAAAAATCATCAACCAAATCGAAGAGCACCGCTACAACAGCTCTTCTCAATATCTTGCCAATGCACTAGCGTCTGCTTGTAGTTCGGCTTACAAAGTTAGCCTGCTAGACGCATCCGTTAAGCTAGATTCAGATAATAAAAAATTAATTACAGAGCTCGCAAACATTGCACAACAGCCAGACTTCAGCAATCGCGATCAAGACCATGCTTTGCGATGGCTCCGAGAAAATGGATTTATAGACACTCAACTCGAACTAACCCCACCTGGACCAGAGTGAGCGGACTCAAAGTGCGTCAGACCTACCGTCATCAAGTTACAGTACATTACACTTAGCGAGGCTAAAAATGGACAAGCACCAGATAGAAATAATAGAAATTGCACTTAACAAGCTTTTAAATAAGCAAGGCTTCTTTAGCATTTGCGAAGTTGACAGGCTCGCAAAGACCTTGGGCACAAACTGTGAAGCTCACCCTGACTACAAATTCTTATCTGCTTTGCACTGCACCAGCTATGCAGATATGTCGAACGACCTAAAAACGAAACTTCCGAAAATGATAATGAATGTGCTCTCTTCACGCTTCGATACGTCACTCATAGCGAAAGCTCTTGCAGCAGTGGCAAGTGGAGAAGTAAAAGACTTGCCCATTATCGAAGATACCGCACCGCCAGCAAACCGCATTGTAAAACTTTTTCGTTGACAACCAACTGAACGAGACCGAACTCACTTACATAATTGAGAACTCCCTATGTCCGACTTATTCACCGAAGAAACAAATGAACACATGCAAACTATCGTTCTGGCATCCCATAGCATCGCGAGAGAGCTCCAGGAACTCGTGAAAGAAGCGCAACGAGATAACAACGACCAAAGCGCTCTAGCCTCTGCACAGGCCGCGCTGGATGAATATAGAAACGCACTTGGCAAGTGTGGGTTTAAACTCGATTTTGACTGGATAGAACAATTGCGCGATCGTGAACCGCTCGTTCCCTCCACCATAAAACTATAAAACTCAGACAACACAGGCCTAGAAATGAAAAACAAACTCACCGACTTAAACGATCACCTTTTTGCCCAACTTGAAAGATTAGGCGATGAAACTCTCGGCGACGAAAAGCTAAAAACTGAAATTGAGCGTTCAAAAGCCATTACCTCAATTGCGAAGAATGTCGTAGAAAATGCAGCGCTAATGCTGGATGCAGCAAAACTAAAAGCGGAGTACCAAGGGCTGAGCGAGGGCGACTTGCCTGGCATGCTATACCGATCAACCAAACCCCTGGAAACATCGAAGAAATGAAAGGCACAAAAATAAATTACACCAAGGAAGAGCTCGACTGGGTGAAGAAACATTGCACCCTGGTAGTGAGCGAACTCCACGAACAATTTTCCCAGACGTTTGGTCGTACTGACGTTTCCGCTAATAACCTGCACGCACTCAGAAAGCGCAATGGATGGAAAACCGGCCGCACCGGGCACTTTAGAAAAGGACACACCGGTCTCGGTGGCGGCCCGGGAGGACCAAACGCAACCAGTTTCAAGAAAGGGAATATTCCGCCTAACGCGAAGCCACTTTACACAGAGCGCACCACCAGGGACGGATACACCGAAATTAAAGTGCCCAAGCCTAACCCCTACACCAACGCGAAAACGCGCTACCGCCTGAAACACCTGTGGGTGTGGGAGAACGCCGGCAGAGAGATTCCTGCAGGCCATGCCTTGATATTTAAAGACGGCAACAAGAAAAACTGCAACCTGGATAACCTGGTGTGCGTACCCCGCTCTGTGCTTCTTCTAGCCAACCGCCATTTGAACTACAGCGAATATCCGCCCGAGCTCAAAGAGACCATCATTAACATCGCACGTGTCCAGGACGCATCATTCAAAAAAATCAAACAACCTTCGAGAGAAATATCCTACACCCATTGCAGAGATTAGCGACTATCGCGGATAGCCTGGTGTTGCAACATTGGAGCCTTAGAGTTAGAGATATTCATATTTTTGAGCCAGGTGTAAAGCCTGGCTTTTTTTATGGCTTAGCGTCAGATTTGGGTATTCTGTGAACGCTATACGGTCGCTCTCCACACTCCCGACATACAACCTTTTCTTTAACCCGAATCACAGGGAACCTCGCACCTAAACGCTGGAGCAATATCGCCCTATCCAATTCATATTGCCTACCACAACCGCAGTACGCCAATAACAGCTCGTTTTCAGGCTGGTTAACCAAAGTGTCTTCTATCATTGACTTTTACCCATGGACTATCAAAAAACTTAACAACCAAAGTTTTATGTTGCACTCATAGCAAAGAGCTGAAAGAATAACCTCGCCGAAAAATTCGCTACAAACGATAATAGCCGTGTATCGCTCTGTATAAGCTACTTTACAGTTTTGTTATTGTTTGTATAAATTTGCGTTTTATACACAAATCACCGCACCAGACGAATAACAGGGGCTCTGATAGCTATAAAATATGTACATCCTGGAATTTTTACTTGAGAAAGATTAAAATTTGCGCTAAGGTGACAAATAAATCTGAAATACTGTATTTAAAAACAGTTAATTTTGGCCGCATTTAGAATCAAAAACAGCCAAAACAGAGAGGCATCCATGAAAAAGAGAAGATGAACCGGTCGCCAACATAACGGACGTTGGCGACCGGAACATACCGAATTGCCCGCGAGATAAAGGAACAATTCCGGAGTCAGAACCGAATTATATCCTCGTAGGCAAACCCAGTAAAGATTCACAAATAAGTAAAAAGTATACGCGCGCCTGCGCAGGAGAAATGTAAATGAAAAAACTTAACTGCAAACACAAATGGGAGCAGCTGGAGTTACCACTGACAGCCATAGAATTTATCCCTAGCGACGTAGTCGATAATCCCGGTAAGGAGCCCCCACCACAGCGGCGACGACCGGACAAATACCACAAGTAATACCTACATTGAAATCGGGGTGTAATTGACTGAAAAAAGTCGGTTGCGCCCTTTTTTAATAGGCAACGCCTATTAAAAGCACAAAAAGAAAACAAAGGAAAGAACTAACAGAAATGAGGTTTTGCGACAGAAATGCGACAAGATTGGAGCCAAAAAACACTAAGTCTTTGATTTTAAAGAAAAAGAGATGGTGCGGTCGGAGAGACTTGAACTCTCACGCCTCGCGGCACTGGAACCTAAATCCAGCGCGTCTACCAATTCCGCCACGACCGCGCACTAAAACTCTTAATCTTTTACTTTGCCAAATTGCTTGGGAAAGTCACTTTACAACATTTTACTGTGGAAACATTGTAAAGTAAATCGTCAAAAAAGTCAGGTAACTTATTGATTTATAAGGTGAATCACCTAAATCTTATCACCCTCCCTTTTCGAAGGCTGGCAATTGTGCCACAGTCATTATTAAGGTTCAACAATAAAAATGCGGCAATTGGAAATTTTTGGTTTTTCATTGTGCCCAAACCAGATCCAATGGCCGCATTGTGCTTTTTGTCTTTGTTTTTGACTACAGAAAACGCTTAGTTAATACGCTCTACGATAGTAGTTATACCCTGCCCAAGGCCGATACACATGGTAGAAACACCTAGAGTCGCATCAGTGTCTTTCATCACATTCAACAAAGTGCCCGTGATACGCGTACCGGAACAGCCGAACGGATGACCTAAAGCAATTGCACCACCGCGCAGGTTCACCTTTTCATCCATCACGTCGAGTAATTTCAGATCCTTCAAAACCGGCAGTGCTTGCGCGGCGAAGGCTTCATTCAATTCAACTTTGTCGATATCTTCGATAGAAAGACCGGCTTTGGCCAACGCTTTTTGCGTTGAAGGTACAGGCCCATACCCCATAATTGAAGGGTCTACGCCGGCTAGCGCCATTCCACGTATTTTCGCAATAGGACTCAAGCCCAATGCTTGTGCTCGCTCCGCTGACATTACCAACATTGCGGAAGCGCCATCTGTAATTTGTGATGACGTACCAGCAGTAACGGTACCGCCCTTTGGATTAAACGCAGGCTTTAATGTCGCAAGCTTCTCTACAGTGGTTTCAGGACGGATGGTTTCGTCATGCTTAATCAGCACAGGCGCACCCAGTTCGTCATGGCCATTCAAAGGAATAATCTCGCGATCAAACTCTCCCTTTTCTGTCGCTGCGGCAGCGCGATGATGCGAGCGAGCGCCAAACTCATCCATTTGTTCACGCGTAATGCCGTGCAACAAAGACAAGTACTCCGCTGTTAACCCCATGGAGCCTGCAGCCTGAGCAACTGACAAACCCAGCGCCGGGTTTGGACTTACGCCTTCCATCATATCCAGGTGGCCCATATGCTCAACGCCACCTACCACATAAACATCACCCAGCCCCGCCATAATGTTTGCAGCAGCAGTATGCAGCGCAGACATAGAAGAACCGCACAAGCGGTTAACAGTTTGCCCGGGAATTGTGTGCGGCAATCCAGCACGCAAAATAACATTTCGCGAAACATTGAACCCCTGCTCTCCACGCTGCATAACACAGCCCCAGATCACATCATCAATTTCTTCCACGTTTACCGCAGAATTTCGCGCAAGCAACCCGTTAATTACGTGGGCACTCATATCGTCCGCCCGCAAATGACGGAAACAACCATTTTTTGAACGCCCCATTGGACTGCGGGCGAAATCTACTAGAACAACATCTCTTGGATTTAAGCTCACCAT